GTCTTACATATAGTGTAGATACTCCAGATCCAACGGTAGTTGCATATCCAGTTGCACCACTTCTCAGACCTCTAACGAAGGAGGTATCTGGAAGATCACCAGCACTGACTGTATCGTTCAGTTGAAGTCTAGTGTATGTTTGAATATCATAGAGATAACAATCAAATGTACTAGAATTTGTTACAACACCAACTGCGCTTTCTGCTCTAACGGTATAGATTCTTGCTTCACCAATCTGGTCTCCCTGTCCACCACCAGCACCTGCTCTTCTCTCATCATAAAGTTGAACAGCATCGTTGAACTTTGGAATACCAGCAACGTTATTGAGTTTTACGAGATTACCCATCTCGAAATCAACAGCAGATCTCTCTACTTTTCTAGTATCTCTTGGTTTTCTTACATCAAGAACAGTTGTTCCGATTTTTTCTACATCGTATCCCTTAACATAAGCAACACCAGGACTAATCTTCAATACCGCAAGATCATCACTGGGTCTGCTTCCCTGAGAAGTCGATTGATTTTGGAAGTAGAGACCATCATTTCCAAGTCTGTCGTTCAAGGAGTTGAACAGTCTGTACTCAAAGTCTTCTACTGAGTAATCACCAGATTCGTCAAAGGTTCTCTTTGCGAGGTAATCACGGATAATATTATATTGTGTATTCTTTACAATCTTTCTAATCTGACCATTTTCAACTCTGAGAAGTTCTACAAAGTTAACATCGGTCGTATCAGTAATGCTCTTCTTACCAAGAACGAGCTCAATCTTTAATCTATCAGCACCAGGTGCGGTGTAGTTAGAGAAACCCTTGGCATTATCATACAGGGAGGAATCATCCTTTGCAGTAGCAAGAGTTTCCGAAATTACAAGACCAACTCTATAATTTGGGAAATTGCTGTATTGATCAAGGAGGATGGTTTGTTTTGCAACTCTAACGAATGTTCCTCTAAGGAACATTACACCCTCACCGATCGAAGCAGAAGAAGCAATCGAGTTCGCATTCTCTGCAATGCAGGTAGCAAATGTGTTACCTGCAGGAATTGTTGTATTGCCGTAATCTACAGATTCTAATGTTTCTAAGTTTTCACCGTCAGTGAAAGAAGCAAAGGTATTTGTATTACCAGAATCAATAAACTTGACGTATAAAGTTACATTCCCTCTTTCAGACTGTGTTTGAGGAAGAACGTATTGGACCTGTGCGGTGACAGCAGATTCTTGACCAATAATTCTCTTACCAACAAAGTTATCAATGTAAACACTTACGTCTGTACCTAAGTGAGTAGCATTAATCTCAACAGCATAAAACTGATTATCGTAGGTTACATTGCCAGGAATGACAATAGAACCCTCTTTAAAAATGTGGCTACCAAATTGTTCAATTTGGTTCTGTAAAATAGATTGGAGAGTAGTTAGCTCTCTAGCCTGAATAGGAAAACCAGGTTTAAATAGCACACGATAATAATCCTTTTCAGGATCAAAATCGTCATAGTAGGGATTGACGTTGAGATTAGTCTGTTGTGGCATTTTATTAGAACTCTAATACGATTTTAACGTCTTCCTTCTGTCTTTCGTTCCTGGTTACAGAAGGTCTATTGTCAAGGTAGATGATTTCCCCTTTCCTCTTATTTATTTCTGGATTTGCAAGACCATCTGTGAAGTTAACACCAAGGTTGACCACTCTGCCGTTTGGAAGAGTAGTTGTAACTCCACTAAAGTTCTGGTCTACATTGACACTAAAGGAACCACCACTCTTAGTAATTGCATTAGAACTAGAAGTAAAATCAATTACGGGTGATCTAGATCTAACATTGATGGCATCAGTCTCATCACCAGTAGCAGAGTTATAGTAGAGACTTCTATCTTGATGATACTTGATGATCTTCGTCTCAGTATCATAAGATGCTACGATACCCTTAGCAGTAGAACCAACACCGACGGTTTGCTCAATTTGGTCACCTACAGACAAGTCTTGAGCAGCACTCTGCGTCTCATACTTGATGGAATAAAGTGAGGAGAATTGATTGTCTGTGAATACTGTATCAGAGTTCAAAATGGTTGGGTTCTTTACGATACCAACCTGAGCAAATACGGTATCACTAGAAAAATCATAAGAAGAATTATCAAATCTTGCATACATCAGAACTTTGTCAGCACCAAGTTCTTTGTAAATGTCATATCCATGACCCTTAGAGGGTGGGATGATTGGTGTCAGTTTTGCAAAGGCAGACGTTGCAGTTTGAACACCAGCATTTTCACTAGAAAGATCAACTCTACCAAAAGAGTATCCGTTACCCCCAGAGGTTACCTGGGTCTCAATAATTTGTCCAAGGGAGTTAGTGGTAATTCTAACTTTTCCACCCTCACCATCACCAAGAATGGGGAACTCTTTTGCTGTTACTTGTGGGTAACCAAGACCAGGTTCATCAATGGCAACAACCTTAATTTGATTATTGTTTGTCTCAGAATTAGCATTGTCTCTAACAGCTTGAATTCCAGTGCTGGTTGTAGTTAACCAATCATTTGGAACAGTTACAAACTCTGTAGAGTCAAACTTAACAATATCACTAGGGCTGATAGTGTAGAGATATTTCCAAAGATATCCGTCACCACTTGTACCTGCTCTGCTTGGTTCAACATCAGTGAATGTTGGTTCATCAAGAGAAGCAGAAGGTGTGGTAGAAATTCCAGTTGCAGTTCCGTTATCTAAGCAAATATAAACACGGAACTCACTATTAACGACGTAATAGTTCGCATCGTATAGTCTGTTGGAATTTGTTACCTGAGAAGGATTTGTTGGATTGTAATCATGCCTATAATAATCATAGGTAGAACCCTGAACCCAGTTCACCTTTCTTACAAGTCTTCTGGTATTAGAAGAAGTAACACGTTTGCCAAAAAGCATCGTGTCATAAACATGATTAGAGTAATTGATATTGTCAGTTGGGAATGGTGGTCCCGCAGTATCATTCCAGGTAGATGTTCTACCGTATCCAGATCCAGTGGGATTCGACAATCCCATGAATGCATAATAAGAGTTTGCCGTGTTTGCGACAGATGCCACAAAGTTTTCGGCATTCAAAATCCTAAATTGATCTGTAATAATCGCAGACATTATCAGCCTTAGTTTTTTCTGTATTTATAAGGTGGATTTTACTTCCGACTCAGAGCACCAGTATCTCTGAGACCAGTGTTTCTTCTCTGGAATGTTGGATATGTAGTCATACCAACTTCAAATTCATTTCCATCAACAACAACAGAGATAGGATCACTGGATCTAGTGACGTTGGAAATTCTACCCCAAACAAATCTACCCGCAGGTTCATAGTAAGATCCAGTCACTGCGACACCAGAGATGTTTGTATCTGGATCAATAAAGCAAGTAAGAATTCCAGATGTTCCACTATATTGACTGTAGTAAACTTCATAGATGTTGTTAATCTTGTCAGTAGAAATACCAATGCTATTTGTTGTTCCAATGCCGACAGATGTGGCAGATCCAACAAGAGTGGTTACTCCAGTTCCAACACCAGTATCATAAACGAGAATACGGAATCCACTTACCAACTGCTGCCTCTCAATCAGAGTTGGGACATCCTGAAGATCGACTTGGAAGGTAAATCCAAGACCATCTGGTGGGATGCTGAAGTGGTACTGAGAACCAATTCCAGAAGAATTCAGAATATATGCTCTTTCACCATCTTCTTTGATTGTCATAGAGATGGTAGCACCAGCACCAACACTGAGGGTAGAAGTTGCTGCGACAGCAACTGTTGTTACATCATAAGCAGTTCCAAGTGTGTATTCGATAACTCTTTCAGTATCACCACCAAGGACAACCATTTGAGTTCCATCTTCACTCATTGCGAAATCAGATGGTGCAGCATCGTCAGTCAGTGCTTGACTTGTATTGAAAGAGATGCTTGTGATATCAAAAGCAGTTGACAAATCATAACTGTAAAGAGTTGCTGTTGTTGGTGAGATTGTAATAATTCTGCTACCAGTATCAACGACTTCCAATGCTCTATGAGTATTTGTTTCGTTTGCAATTGTGGTTGCAGTTTCAATTCCAGCAGCAGTATCACTGGTTAGATCCCAAGCAGAGGAGAGAGTAAACTCATTCAACTGTGTAACGAATGGTGCTTGGGCACCACGACCAACTGTAAAGAGTTTAGTTCCATCATCTCTGATGAACAAATCATAAATGTTCTGCACTTGAGTGCTAATGCCAAGTTGATTGCTGGCATTGATTGTTGCAGTGTCAATCTCATATGGAGTTGCGAGTGTCCATTCCGTGATTGTCAGAGTATTCTGATCAGCAACATACATTCTAGTTCCATCTGGTCTCAAGAAGATTGCTTGTAGATCATTCTTGGATCCATCTACGAGATCTTGACCCTTTCTGTAAATCAGTTTAGTGGCATCAAATGGATCAAATTCTTCCAATCTTGCGTAGGAAGTTGTGATTCCAGTGATAACACCTGCATATCCCTGAACATTAGTATCAAGAATGCCAGTGACTATTTCTGTAGGAACAGTTGTTGTAGATCCAATACCTGCGGTAGAGAACCCACTAACGATAAATCCACCAAAGTTGGTATCTGGATCACCAGTTGGATCTACACCAAGGAACAGTGATGTATCTTCAACGAAGATTTCAGTGTCTGTAGATGCAAAATTCTTAAGCATCTTGGCAGTTGGATAAATTTGTGCCTCCAAAGAATCTCTTGCTTTAGAAACAACTTCACCACCAAGAACTCTGTCAACCTTTTGCTTAGTCCAAGCAATTGGTTTTGGTTC